GATACAGCGTAAGCATTTTTTCCCGTAGCAAACTTTGACATCAATTCACCCTGAAGTATTGATAGTTTGGTACGACATTATAAGACGCACGATCTCGGTCCTCAGTCATAGCTCGCTCAAACTCTTCTTCATACACCGCTTTCAAAAGTTGAATACGGTCTGGAGCTCGCTTTATAGAGATATAGTAAGCTAATCCTGCGGCAAGACAGGGGTAGAAACGAAAAGGAACCTCTACGGTATTAGTTGCAGAATCTGCATCATCCATACGGGTCAAAGCGTTGTAATGAATGACATCCGTGCTATTTTCGGGAGTAGGCCATAATTTCAAAGAAGGCGTGATCTGTCGATCTAAGAAAAACTGAGCAGGACGACCTTTTGTAGTTTTTGTAGGAATATTCTGATAAGCATCCCGACTGATGCGCTCCAGCGCAAAGTCTGTGCTGCTACGGCGAACAACAGCAGACAAAATGTCAATCACATCAGTTCCCAACGAATAAGCAGAGGTGCCTTCCGTAACAGTTTGTGTGCGCTCTGTAATAGTCCATTGATTTAAACCGCGATTGGCCCACTCGGCCAACATCAGATTCAAAGACCGCCGCGCTGTCTTGAGGTCGTAACCCGTGCGAACCTCAAGCCCACATCGCTCAAAAGCCTCTTCGACATAGTCAGCAACGTCTAACTCAAAATTTGTGCTACCCGAAGTTGCCATCACTTTTTCTCCGCATACAGATTATCAAAAATCTGATTTACGTCCATGGTATAGTCTAAATCCGATTTTGAATAGTGTATGTGTTGAGACGGTAAAAAGTCGGGTGGACCATCCCCTGTTTCAAACCAAGCAGGGTGTGTTACTCGCACACGATTGTTAGGCAGCGCAACGATATTGCCTGTGTACGGCCCCGCATCCAAAAGTTCCAAAACATGACTTTGTTTGTGCTGGGCGGGATCGTCTGCAATCTCACTCTCAGTGTAATCCACGGTGAAATAGTATTTAGCCGGGTAAAACTCAGGCCCTATTTTGGCAATCCACGGGCAGGGGTGAGCTCGGTCTAAACGATAAACTGCGTGTGTATGGGACATGCAGTCCCAAGGTTGAGCCAAGTGGACGGGCATAGGTTCCGGCCATTCTTCAAGAGGCGTATCCCCAACAAGAGCAGTTATGGGCATTCTTGCCCACATCGCACCCCCGTGAACATTGGGTTGGTCAGTTCCGTCCACTTCACAACCGGTGAATATCATTTGAAAGCTCAAACAACGACTAGGCATAGTCGTCACTGCGATAGCCATGGCGTGAATAAACTCACCATGATAATTCAAATGATTACAGGTGTATTCCTTCCGCACCCAACACTTGAAGTGCGGAATATTGCTTTGGAGATATGGCAAGTTACTTTACCTTGCCGCCCTTGGCATAACCTTTCTTCTTCATCATGCCGCCGCCAGCCATCTTGGCGACCTTACCGCCTTTGGCATAGCCCTTTTTCTTCATGCCCACAGCACCGCCAGCCGCCATTTTGCGGACTTTACCGCCTTTAGCCATGCCTTTGGCTTTCACCTTACCGCCTTTAGCCATGCCTTTGGCTTTCATGCCGCCGCCAACAAGAGTGGCTGCGTACTCGTCCATCGTCATATATTCTTTAGCCATTTCACGCTCCTACGCTTGACTTACTGAACCCTTAGTTCGTTTTCTGCGGTCAGGCATTACTGCCCCACACCCCCGGGCGACCGCTGTCCCGGCTACTTTTTTGCCCCTGAACGGCCTTTTGGCTTTCGTTTCGTAGCCGACCGCCCCGCCGTTTTTGAGGTTGGTGACTTTTGCTCGCTTGGTGTTTGCGACGACGGTTTTGCCTTTGGATCCAGCTTTTTTCTTTTTACGAGCTGTTGTAGCTCGTTCAGCTTTCGAGAGGCTATTAGCTTTAGCTCTTGGAAGGCAACGATCAGGGTTTTTCTTATCTTTTGAAGTACCGCAAGGGCCTTTGATAGAGCCATCACTGCCAATCCTTACCCAATCCTGTTTCAACCATTGTTTTAACTGTCCCATCAGACTTTCTTTCTTTTGGTCAGCTTAGAAAGTGTTTTGGCTTGTCGAGCATGAGCCTTAGAGGCTTTTCTCAACTTACCAGCTACTTTCTTAATTTTCGCCCTGTCGCGAGGTTTCATGGGACTCACTTACCCCTTCTTTTGCCGCCTTTTGACTTTTTGGCGTAGTTGGGGTCTTTACAATATTTGGATGCGGCCAAGTTTGCATACGCCGACGGGTATGTGTCAAACGTCCGTTTAGCCCATGCCTTTCCCTCCGGACAAATCTTGCCACCACTTTTCACCTTTCCGCCTTTTTTCATGCGGACAACATTGCTTTTCCCCGTTCTGCGAACAGGGCAAGCACCAGATCCAAGATTCACTACACTTCCCATTAGAACACCTTTTGAGCAATGGCCGCTGCAACGATCAGACCAGCAATACCCCACAGCCGTCTATCGAGCTTGTCCAGTTGACTTTGAATATCCGAATACCGGCGGTTACACTCGGCTTCGTGCTTTTCCAAAAGCTTTAAAACGTCCTCGGCCTTCATCAACACTTCCACCTTCTACGAGCTTGGCGCAGCCGTGAATTAGGATTCTTCGCTGCTTTTGGAAACTTTTTCATCTGCCCAGCAGAACGAGCGCAGAAAGACTTTCTACGCTTCGCATCTTTGCTGCCTTTTTTGACCTTGCCTGTAACCGCTGTTTTAAGCTTACTTCCGGGATTAGCCTTCCTGTAAGCCGCAACACCAGCCTTGGTCATCCCCGCCCCAGCTTTAGTGGGGCGGAAATTCTTTTTGTTGCGCGGCGGCATTTTTGCCTTACGCCTAGCCACGTTTCACCTAGTTAAAAAAGAACGTCACTGCTGTGATATTGGTCAGAGTTCCAACAAAGATGTCGGTCACTCTAATACCTTCAGCAGGGATGTTCACAGAATGTGTATCTGAGGCATTGAAGTCCAAATCTAGGACTGTAGCGCCGCCAGAACCATCTGTAACAGTGAGCCGTGGGGTTCCTGATGCAGTCTTCAACTGAATCTGCCGGATACGAGCAGGACCAACACCGAGTGAACCCGTGCCGGTAATTCGCTTCGTCTTAACGTCAGAGCCCGCCATAGCTTACCCCTCTTTCTTTTTTGAAGCCTTCTTTACGGTCTTTTTGACAGGCTTTTTACCGCCGTTGAGCTTACCCATGATAAGCCTCTTACGATACAGCAGCAGAGAAAGGAGTAGCTTCGGAGCCGGTTGCGGCACCACGAGCGACGACAGAGAACACGTTTGACGCTACGTCTTGAATTTCAATTGTGCCACCAAGGATCCCGCCAGTGGTCGTACCATTCAACGTGATCGTGTCGCTTGTTGCGGCAGTTTCAAAAATAGACGCCGTATCCGCGCTGTCATTAGCTACAATCGCTAGACCAGCCATCGTGTCATCGCCGTTGGCTACCTGAATTTTGTAACTGTTTGATGTGACGGTAGTAGCCACAAAAAACCTGTAGATGTTGCCTGTGCCGCTCGCCGCTGGAAGAGTAACAGTCGCGCCGCTAGCTACGCCTAAAACCATTGTGCGGCCAGCGTTGGCGGCAGAGGTCAGCGTTACGTCAGCAGCTACAGATACGAGAGAATCCGATCCCGAAATGAAACCGGCAGTAGAGGTCACGGGACCCGAAAAAGTGGTGGAAGCCATATTAGTACCCCTTGCACAAGGTTTCGCTTTGTAGTCCGTGCAATGTCAGGTGGGCATGATCCTGTCTACAAAGCTAATGTGAAGCCCAAAAACACTGTATAACAAAAAAGAAAGGGCGGCAATAGTGCCGCCCTTTCGCTACGCCGTTTCGCAAGATGATTATGCGCCGGGTGTCCCGAAAACGCAACGCCAATCTGACACACCGAAGCTGTAACGCTCACGAGCCTTGAAGCGCATGTTGCCGGTATCAAAATCGCCTTCCATGGCGGTCTTGATCGGCGAGCGGTTGAACAGCTTGAAGCCGTTAGGCGCATCCGTCTTAATGAAGAACGCATCCGTGTCGGTGAGGAAGTGGTTAACCACTGCACCTTCCGGGAGCATACCCATGTTGCGGATGGCATTGGCATCATTGTCCGCCGTGCCAGAACGCAGATTGGAGTTCATAACACGCTCAGCAATGAACTGAAGCTCTTTTGGAATAATAAGCTTCATGCCACGAACAGCGACCTTGAGTCCACGCTCATCCGTAAACCCTGCGATATCGATCAGCATCTGCTCAAGAGAGGTCTCGTTGAGATCCGCTGCCACAGAAAGCAGGTTACGTTGGTTACCCGACAGAGACGGGTGCGAGGACGAGCAAAGTGCTGCGCCGTCACCAATCGCGTTTGCGCCAGTGCTGAACGCATTGTTCAGGATAGCTGCGGCCTTGATCTGCTTGGTCTGAGCCATAGAACGAGCCAGAGCTTTGGTGTAGCGCGAGGCCAGACGGTCATACAAATTATCCTCAATGGCCTCTTCGGAAATCGCAAAGGCCAAAGCGATAGTTTCATGTGTATAACGCGCCGTGAAGGTCTCTTGTGCGTCATCAAAGCTTACGGTCCCGCCTTCGGATTTAACCGGCGCAGTTCCAAAGCCACCGAGCATCACTTCCTCTTCAAAGGCTCTATCCGATGCCTCTTCATCAAAGATTTCGGCGTGCTCATTCTCGTAACGGTCATACTCCAAACCAAAGAGTGCATTCAGACCGGGCTCTAGCTCTTTAGCTAGTTGTGCTCTTGAAATAGCCATGTCCTAGCCTCCTA